TAAAAGATTTGGATAGTAATTTGGGTACAATAGAAAGTGAATTATTAAGTGATTAATAGTTTTTGTTGTTATACATGATATTTAATATATAGACTCGGTGTAGGGGTATTATGAATATAAAACACAGTAAATATAAGAATACCGGAATTCTTTTTGAGTTATTAACTAGACAAATTGCCTCTGATATTCTTTCTGGAGTCAAGAACTCAAAAGCCATTTCCATCGTAGAACGATATTTTAGCAGAAAAACAGAACTAGGTAAAGAATTAGTTCTTTATCGTTCGTTTTTTGGCGGAAAAAAGCTAACTGAAACCAAGTCTTTGGACTATATTAATCTTCTTACAGAAGAAAGAAAGAAGCTAAATAGTAAAAAGTTAAAGGAAGAAAAGTATAATTTGGTCAAAGAAATCAAAGAGCAGTATGATTTAAATAAATTTTTGAATAATAGAGTACCTTCCTATAAAATTTATGCTTCTATTTATAAGATTTTTGAATCCGCACCACAAGGATATACCTTTGATAATGTTCAACCATTGAGTGAAGCAAAGTATACATTGGTAGAATACCTATGTGGTGAGGTTGAAAATAAAAATATCGTGGTTGAGAGTGAGGTTGTTAATACTTTAAGAGAACAAGAAGAAGATTTAAGACTATTAACATACAAATTAATTCTAGAAAAGTTCAATAAAAAGTATAAAAACTTAAATAACAGCCAAACTAATCTATTGAGAGAGTTTTTAAACAACGGTTCAGATAGAAATTATTTATTAAAATTGACTAAAGATGAGTCAAAAAAGTTAACTGAGTCTCTACAAAGAAAAATAAAGAATATAAAAGATGAAGTTCAAGTGATTAAATTAACAGAAGTAATTAATCAGTTAAAAAACTTCCAAACTCTCAACCACATCAAGAATAATCACTTGACTGCTTTAATGATTGGTTATGAATTAGACAGTCAATTAAATAGTTTTCAACAAAATGACTGAGAATGAGTTTAGAGAATTAGTTAGAGAGACTATAAAAGAAGTATTGGATGAGATGTCTACAACAGGAAATGTTGCTGGATATCTCACTCCATTTGCTTTTAGTGGCAATAAATCAAAAAATAAAAAATTAATTAAAAAAATAGCCCAAAAAGCTGGTTGGAAGCTGGTTAAAAATGTACAAAATCTAGACGAAGCCGTTTCTAAGTATAATACTTTTAAAAATAATCAAGAAAATACATCTAGACAAAAGATTGGACTATCTGTCAGAGAAGCAAAAAAGGCTATAAAACAGATAGATGACCAATTAAAAATATTAACACGGTATAAAAATGAGTTCAAGTACAATACAAACCATTATTGGAAGAGAACTTTGAAGGATATTTATAAGATTGAGGGGAAATTAGTTAAAATTTCCCAAAAATTAAGAGAGTTAAAAACATGAATCAGACACTCCTTGTAGAACAGAACTTTATTTCATACGACAATCGTATTATTACCGAAGCTCATGACATGAGTAAACCACTTGTTTTACGCAATGTAGTTCTACAAAGAGCTAATGCAAAGAATCAAAATGGTCGTGTTTATCCTAGAGAAATCTTAATGAAAGAAGTTTCTCGTTATAGAACAGAATTTGTTCAACAAAACAGAGCTTTAGGTGAACTTGACCACCCAGAAAGCCCAGTAGTTAATCTAAGAAATGTATGTGCTAATGTAACCCGTATAGATGTTAAGGGTGATGATGTAGTTGGAGACATGCAAATTCTTTCAACTCCTTCTGGAAACATTGTTCGTGAATTAGTTAAGAACAATATTCGTCTTGGAGTGAGTAGCCGTGGTGTTGGTTCGGTCAAAAATGTTGATGAAAACACATTAGAAGTACAAGATGACTTTAATCTTATTTGTTTTGATGTAGTTTCAAACCCATCAACACACGGTGCTTTCATTAATGAATCAACTTCATATGGTTCAAAGATATTAGTTAACATAAATTCACTAATTTACGACTTTTTAGCCGAAGTAAGATGACCAAGAGTGAAGTTTTAGAACGACTAAGCAACCTTAATGAAGGTTCATACACTAAAAGGGTGTTAGAAAAGCTTGGTGATAGAACTTTAGACAAATTAGCAGAGTTTATTTCCTTAAATCCAGACTTTGATGTTAAAAAATTCTTTGATACACACAAAAAATTACAAGAATTTGAGAAAATTGAACTACAATTACATCAAATGGCCGAAGATAGAACATCAGGCGACTTGAATGGACAACAAATTGACGCATTTTCTGCATATATGGTGTCTAAAGTACTCAATAAGCTTAGTTTTGAGCAAAAAAAGGCTCTCTTATCCAGACCCACAAATGAAATTGTAGCAATATCATACAAATTAGCGTCCAGAACAGAGTTTTAATATGGATGCCTATAAGAAGTCTGGTGATTTGGACAAAATTATCAAATCATTCAAACCAAGAAAGGCTTTAAATCCAACTATATGGGATGATAATAAGTTAGACCCAAAGGTTAGAAAATTATTATTAGCCGTATCTGACAATTTTGTTGATAGTTGGAACCTAAAAAACACACCAAAAGTTAAAGATATTAGATTTACAGGCAGTTTGGCTAATTTTAATTGGTCAGACTTTTCTGATATAGACCTTCATGTTATTGTAGATTTCAAAGAAGTGGATAAAAATGTAAATTTAGTGGATAGATTTTTTTCACTTGCTAAATATTATTGGAATGTAAAACATGATATCAAAGTTGGACCTTATGAAATAGAAGTATATGTAGAAGACGAAGGTGAAGACCATACAGCAACTGGTCTTTTTAGTGTAAAAGACAACAAGTGGTTAAAAGAACCAAAACCAACTGATGCTGATTATGATGAAAAAGATATTATGGTTAAAGCTAAATACTTTTTTAATGTTTATGATGTAATGTTAAGTAAATTTAAAAAACAAGAATACAGTGATGTTATTACTGGAATTGAAAAGACAAAAGAAAAAATTAAAAGAATGAGAACAAGTGGTCTTTCCAGTGGTGGTGAATTTTCTACAGAAAATCTTGCTTTCAAAGTATTAAGAAGGTCTGGTTTATTAGAGAAAATGAATGATTTATTGGTCAAAGCAACCGATAAACAACTTAGTGAAAGTAAAAAGAAACAAGGTGGCTGAAACGATTAAGATTGGTTAGGTAACCAAAAGGAAAATTTATGTATGTAAAAGTTACAGGTAACACAGATGCGGATGTACAAAGAGCAATTCGTATTTTCAACAAGAAAGTCAAAGAAGCCGGAATCATCCAAGAGGTGTATGACCGCCGTGAATATGTAAAACCTTCGGTCAAAAAGAAATTGAAGAAGGAAGAGGCAATCCGCCGTCGTATTCGTGAAGACAAGAAAGAACAAAACCGAAAGAAATACAATAATAATTAAGTTTTACAGAAAATAGGTAATACTTATTATAAGATTACACCTATGCTTAGGTGATATTTTTGCATTTCTATAAACCAATTAAAGATTCCTAATAGTCTTTGAGTAAAGAGAGGTCAATAAAATGGCAGAATTTACAAATGATTTACTCAAGCAAGCAATTGCTGATGCAGAGCGTGTCCGTGAGACAGCTATTGCAAATGCAAAGCTACAGCTTGAAGAATCAATCGCTCCTGCTATCAAGAGAGAACTTACAAAAGTTCTTAAAGAGGTAGAGGAGATTGAAGAAACTGTTGAAGAAGCACACGACCCAATGGTTGGTGCTGACGCACACGGTTATGCTAAGGTTGGTGAGTCAACCGAAGCTGAGTCAGACGAAGTTGTCACTGAAGTTGAAGAGTCAACTGAGGAAGTTGTCGCTGAGGCTGAAGAGTCAACCGAGGAAGTCGTTGCTGAGGCAATGCATGACGAAGAAGATGAAGAGGAAGAGGAAGAAGTAAGTGAAGGTCTACTCGACCTAGAAGCTATTATCCGTGAACTTCAGGCAGAAGTTGATGCTATGACTGAAGAAGAGGAAGGCGAAGATGAACTCGACATGGAACCAGAAATGGAAGATGAAGAAGAGTCAGAGCCAGAACTCGATATGGATATGGGCGACGAAGAAGAGGACGAAGAGGAAGTTGAAGAAGATCTCGACATTGAGGCAATTCTTCGCGAGATCGAAGCCGAGTTGTCCGAAGAGGATGACAACACAGTGGCTGAGGAAAATGCAAGACTAAAGAATGAGCTAGCTGAATATCAGAAGGCAGTTGAATTACTTCGTGGCAAGCTCAATGAGGTCAATCTTCTAAATGCTAAGTTACTCTTTACAAACAAGTTGTTCAAAAACAGAGAACTCACACAAGATCAGAAGGTCCATGTCGTTGAGACATTTGACCTTGCTACAACTCTTCGTGAGGTCAAGCTTCTCTATGCTACATTAAGTGAGGCTACATTCCCTGTGAAGTCTAAGAAGTCAGCTGTCCCAACTAAGACAGTTGTTACAGAAGCAATTGCTTCAACTGTAGTTGGTTCAACTGCTCCTAAGGCAGAAGTTATTCAAGAAGACGCAACATCTGGTTTCCGCAAGAGAATGCAGGAACTAGCAGGCGTCAAAGTACTTTAATTTAACATTTAATTTCGGAGATTGAAACATGAGCGATGTAAAAAGCTTTTTAAATGAAGCCACAACTGCTCACCAACAGCTAACATCACAAGCTCGTAAGATGGCTGAGAAGTGGGAAAAGAGTGGACTTCTAGAGGGCCTAACAGGCCACGAGAGAAGTGGAATGGCAGTTCTTCTTGAGAACCAAGCTGGCCAGCTTCTTAATGAGTCATCTGCAACTGGTAACGAGAACTGGGAAGGCGTTGCTCTTCCATTAGTTCGTAAGGTTCTTGGACAAATTGCTTCCAAGAATTTCGTTTCAGTTCAGCCAATGAACCTCCCAGCTGGATTAGTCTTCTTCATGGACTTCCAGTATGGAACAGCACAGGGTGATCGTGCTGTTGGTGAGTCAGTATATGGTGTAACAAGTGGTAGTGGAACCCTTCCTCGTGACGGTATGTACGGAGCAGGTCGTTTTGCTTACTCTTCAAAGAAAGTAACAACCACATCTCCAAGTGATGCAGCTGCTTCTACAGCTTCTGCTGCTGATTTGGATTTCGAAACAACATCATCTGGAACAATTTATGGTGTCTATCAAATTCCTACCAGCGATTTTACTCGTCCAGACTTGAAGGGTGTTCGTTCATTCATTCCTTCAGGTTCAGATGTTGATTTCGCTGCTACTTTCTTACCACAATTCACAAAAGTAAATGGTGCAAACATTGAGTTTATTGCTCCCCTTGGTGGTACCATTGACGCAGTTGACTATTCACAACAACCAACAGCAGCTGCCCGTGGTGATTTCGAAGATACAACTGGTAGTGATATCAACATCCCAGAAATCAACCTCTCACTCCGTAGTGAGACAATCGCAGCTAAGACCCGTAAGTTGAAGGCTGTCTGGTCACCAGAACTCGCTCAGGATCTTAATGCTTACCACAGCATTGATGCTGAGGCCGAGTTGACCGCAATGCTCAGTGATCACATTTCTCTTGAAATTGATCTTGAGATTCTTGACATGCTTATTCAGGACGCAACAACTGTTGATTACTGGTCAGCCCAAGTTGGATCAGTTTATGATTCAGCAACAGGTGCTTTCACAAATGTTAACACAGGAACCGCATGGACAAACATGACATGGTTCCAGACACTAGGACAGAAGATGCAGAAGGTTTCCAACAGAATCCATCAGCTAACTCTTCGTGGTGGTGCTAACTTCGCAGTTGTTTCACCAACAGTTGCAACAATTCTTGAAACCATCCCAGGCTTCATGGCTGGAACAAATGGTGACAAGATGGAGTTCGCCGCTGGTGTTACACAGGTTGGTTCTTTCCAGAACCGTTTCCAAGTCTACAAGAACCCATACATGACTGAAAATGTCGTTCTCATGGGCTTCCGTGGAGCTAACTTCCTAGAGACTGGTGCTGTGTACGCTCCTTACATTCCGTTGATCATGACACCTCTCGTCTATGATCCAACAAACTTCACACCAAGAAGAGGCGTAATGACCCGCTATGCTAAGAAGGTCGTCCGTCCAGAATTCTTCGGTAAGGTTGTCATCGACAGATTGGAGTTAATCTAATCCTAGAATAACCGAAGTAGAATGAAAAGAAGGGTGGGGGTTCGTCCCCCACCCTTTCTTTTTGGGGTTATCTTTACTATTTATAAAGAGGATTAATTCTACTAGAGAATTTTAATGGCAACTACTCCCGAATATATTGCATATGACGGTAATCCATCAAACCCAAATGGACTTACACCGTTTGCTATTTTTGACAGTGAATCAACATTTCAATCAGATGGGCCCAAAGTTGCAAACTTTGTTGCAACTAGGTTAGGTTATCCTATTCTTGATGTAGAACTTCAAGACCAACAAATTTACGCTTGTTTTGAAGAAGCAGTCATTGAGTATGGAAAACAAGTTAATCAATTTAGAGCTAGAGACTACATGTATAACATGTTGGGTAGTTCTACTAACGATGATATGACTCAAAAAAATATTATTGGTACTCCATTAAATCAAGTCATTAAATTATCAAGAGATTATGGAACTGAAGCTCTTGCTGGTGGAAAGATTGAATTAAAAAGAGGATATTTTACTGCTACATCTAATACAGCCTCATATGATTTAAAAACATTATGGGGAGATGTTAGTGAAAGTGGTAATAGTTTAGAAATAAGAAAAGTATTCCACCATGCTTCACCAGCATTTGCTAGATATTATGACCCATTCGCAACAACAGGGTTAGGAATTACAAATCTATTCGCTGAATTTGGGTTTGATGGGTATTCACCAGCTATTACATTTGTTATGATGCCTGCTTATGAAGATATGTTGAGAGTTCAGGCTATTGAAATTAATGATGAAATTAGAAAGAGTATCTATACATTCACAATTTCAGATAATAAAATAAAAATTTCACCCATACCAACCACAACATATAATGTATACTTTGATTATTATGTAGAGGCTGACAAAACTGGGTCGGTTTTACAATCTGGAAGTAGAAATGATTATGTAAGTGATTTGTCAAATGTTCAGCTTGGCCACATTCCTTATAATAATATCAATTCTATTGGAAAGGTTTGGATATACAAATACACATTATCATTAGCAAAAGAGTTGCTTGGACTAATTCGTTCTAAATATGAAAGAGTTCCTATTCCAAATCAAGATATCAAAATGGATGGTGAAATTCTTCGTAGAGAAGCAGTCCAAGAAAAAACAGAATTAATAAAAGAATTACAAGAAACCTTGACAAAGGCTGGTTATCACGAACAAATGAAACTACAAGCAGAATCGGTTGACAATCAAGTTAAAATTATTAGCCGTGTTCCGCTACCAATTTACATAAAGTAACATGGCTAAATTTGTCAGTAGTAGAGATTTTGAATTTTTTCAACATGTCAATCGTGAATTGGCAGCTGAAATCGTTGATACATTGGTGATTCTTTATAAATTAAATCTCAATTATGTTAACACCAATATCTATGGTGAATCTGTAGAAAAGATTTCTTATGAAGGTGTAGAACTTCCATCGTTCATTGATTACAAAACAAATGAAGTTGTTACTGATGCTGGGTTTGGTATAGACCAAACACAACAGGTTGACTTTAGATTTGTAAGAAGAATTTTACAAGAAAGACATGTTTATCCAGAAATTGGAGATATCATTGGATATAACGATGCGTTTTATGAAATTGACAATGTACAAGAAGTTCAATTAATTGCTGGTAGAGTTGGATACAATCAGTCTATTATATGTACATCACATCTAACAAGAAGAAGTAACATTCAAATAGAGACTAGACAAGTATGAGTGACAAGATAAACTTTACCCAAAATGCAAAATTAGACGGTCAATATCAAAACCGTGCATTAGATACCAAGACCGAAGAAGATACAAAAGTATCTGTGTCTTTGATGGATATTGATAGCACAATAATAAAATATATTCAAGATGTTATTCAACCATTTGTAGTTCAGGACGACAATAAAGTTTCTGTTCCTGTAATGTATGGAAACCCAGAGAGATGGAAAAATGTTAGACAGGATGGGGTTCTTCGTGATGTTAGAGGAAAACTTCAAATTCCATTGCTAATGATTACTCGTAATTCTATGAGAAAAAATAGCTTAAATAATCCTGTTAACAAATATCATGAAAAAGATTTTACTTCTACTTCATGGAATTCAAGAAACAAATACGACAGATTCGGTATATTGAATGGTGTTCAAACAAGTAAAAAATATGTATCTGTTTTGTATCCAGATTTTTATGATTTGAGTTACAATTGTATTGTCTGGACAGAATATATGCAACAAATGAATCATCTTGTAGAACAAATTTCATTTGAAGTAGAGAATTATTGGGGAGAAAGAGAAAAGTACAAGTTTAAAACCAGTGTGAGTGAGTATACTAACACCATTCAACTTCCAGAGAAAGCAGATAGGTTGGTTAGGTCCGAATTTACTATGGTTGTTAAGGCTTATCTTTTGCCAGAAAACACAGTTGATAAATATGGCAGACCCATTAATATGAATCAAACTAAATTCACTCCAAGAAAATTAATAATCAAAGAGGACACAGTATAATTGTTCATTTTGAAAAATCAAACACATATTTATAATACAAAGGACTTTAGTATACAGGGTCGGTTATGACAAAAATAAGTGATGAAGAATTAAAACAAGTAAAGCAAAATCGTGAAAGAGTTGTTTTGGTAACAGAAAGATTAAGTGAACTGTTTTTACAAAAAACAATTTTAGACGATATGATAGAAAAATTGCAAAAAGAATTTTTGAATGTTTTAGAAAAAGAACAAAATTTGATTAAAAATTTAAATGAAAAGTATGGGGAAGGGTTACTTGACATTGAAACAGGTGAAATAAAAACTACCTAATGGAGAATAGAGTATGGCAGAGCGTGTAGTTAGCCCAGGCGTATTCACCCGTGAGCGTGATTTATCGTTCTTAGAGCAGGGTGTGGCTAACATTGGTGGTGCATTTGTTGGTGTTGCTCAAAAGGGCCCAGCATTCGTTCCAGTAATTGTTAACAGCCAAGCTGAATTTGAGAATAGATTTGGTCAAGCAGATGAATATAGCTACTTAGGATATACAGTCCAGAATTATTTACAAGAAGCACAATCAGCTACGGTTGTTCGTGTTCTTGGTTTAGATGGATATCAAGGATCAACCTTCCAATCCGTTAAGTTAATTGCTAGTGGATCTGGTGGTAAAAAAGTTCTTGCTGTTTTCCATCCAACCGTAACTGGTCAGAGCTTAGTATCTGCTTCGGTGACTGGTGTAAATTCTATGACTATTGTTTTAAGCGGTTCTGCTGGAACATCCTCATACTCTGGTGTTTCTCCTTCTGCTTCGAATGATAGTAGTATCAGAAATTCCATATCAACCGATGTTAATGCTGGATCTGCAGGATACACATACTTATATTTTCCTAATGTAATTGATGTTGCTGCTGGTGGATTAACAACAGTAGCTAGTATAACTGTTGAAACATCATCTGCAGCTTTGGATTTTAGTGGTTCTGCATACTCAAATGCTTCGACTCCTTGGATTAGATCACAAGAAATCGGTGGTTCTAGATTTGATCTATTCAAGGTTCATACTTTGGCCGATGGCTCAAATAGTAATAAAGACATAAAAGTATCAATTCAATCAATTAAGTACAGACTACAATCTGGGTCATTCGGTACCTTCTCTTTATTAGTAAGAAAAGCAACCGATACCGATTCAAAGGTAGAAGTTTTGGAACAGTGGGACAATCTAACATTAGATCCAAATAGTTCTGACTTTATCGCAAGAAGAATTGGTAATAGTTCAGTAGAATATGATAGTGTATCTGGGGAATACAGATATACAGGTGACTACAGAAATAATAGTCAGTTTGTAAGAATTGAATTGAGTAGTGATGCATACAGCTTGCCAGAAATTGCACTTCCATACGGATTTGCTGGTCTTCAAGCACCAGTTTATGTAACTGCTGAAGATGTAGTTACACCACAGATTGTTCATACTGCTTGGACATCTGGTTCCTTGGTCAGTGGATATAGTTCCAATGCTACAAGAGATAGTAAGAAGTTCTACGGATATGATTATACATTAACAAATTACACAAACTGGAGCTTCTTAGCACCAATTCCAAATAGTGTTAGTGGTAGACTATCATATATTCCAGTAACAGGATCTGCAGCAGCACCATCAACCGTAACAGAGTTCTCATTGGATAATGTTCTTAGTGGTGAGGTTGAAGGAACAAACTTGAGTATTACAAATTCTGCTCACATTACATATCGTAAGTTTACAGTTCCATTCCAAGGCGGATTTGATGGATTTGAACCAAACAGAACAAAAGGAATTGGTTCAACAATAACATCCACAAATTCACAAGGATTTAATTTACAAAATTCAACAACAGAAGGGTCAAGAGCATTCAAGAAAGCTTTGGATTCAATTAAGAACCCAGAAGCCTACGACATAAATCTCTTGGTCATTCCAGGCGTTAACTACGAACAACATCCATATATTTGTCAATACGCAATTGATATTTGTGAAGACAGACAAGATTGCTTCTATATTATGGATTTGGCAAGTTATAGTTCAACAATCGCAACCGCTACAGCAACTGCACAGTTGATTGATTCAAACTATGTCGCTGGTTGGTATCCTTGGATTAAGGTACTAAATACCAATACAAACAAGTTTATCTGGGCACCACCTTCGGTCGTACTACCAGAGGTATTTGCTTACAACGATGCTGTTGCTGCTGAATGGTTCGCTCCAGCAGGTCTAAACCGTGGAGGAATCCCAGGCGCAAGTGATGTTAAGACAAGACTCAATAGAACAAACCGTGACGAACTTTACGAGAACAAGGTTAACCCAATCGCACAGTTCCCCGGCCAAGGTATCGTTTCCTTCGGACAGAAGACTCTACAGACAAGACCAAGTGCTCTTGACAGAATCAATGTTCGTCGTCTCTTGATTGCACTCAAGAAGTTTATCGCATCAAGTTCAAGATACCTATTGTTTGAACAAAATACAGAAGCTACAAGAAACCGTTTCTTAAACATTGTCAACCCATACCTTGCCAGTGTCCAAGAAAGACAGGGACTATATGCTTTCCGTGTGGTCATGGATGAAACAAATAATACCCCAGATGTCATTGACAGAAATCAGTTGGTTGGTCAGATTTACCTACAACCAGCCAGAGCAGCTGAATTCATCGTTCTTGATTTCAATATCTTGCCAACAGGAGCTACATTCCCAGGCGAATAATGGTTATATTTTGATGTAAGTGATATTTATATTAAAAGAATTACTTTTGGAGACACAATATGGCAAATTTAGTTCAGGAACAGGAACTATTCTTTAAGGCTTTTGAGCCCAAGATGGCTAATAGATTCATCATGTATGTTGATGGATTACCAACTTATGTCATCAAAGGCGTAAATAGACCAACTCTATCACAGGAAGCTAAAGTATTAAATCATATCAATGTACAAAGATATGTGAAGGGCCGTTCTGTTTGGGGTGTAGTAACAATGACCTTGTTTGATCCTATCGTTCCATCTGCCGCACAATCTGTTATGGAATGGGTTCGTCTCCACCATGAATCTGTAACTGGTCGTGATGGCTATGCTGACTTCTACAAGAAAGATTTAACGATCAATGTTCTTGGACCAGTAGGAGATAAGGTAGAAGAATGGATTCTAAAAGGTTGTCAGATTACAGAAGCAAATTTCGGAGAAATGAATTTTGATACTGATGAGCCAGTTAATATCAGCATGACAGTTCAACCAGACTATTGTATCCTAAACTACTAATAGAAGGAAAATACAAATGCTCTAACCTGAGCAACCTCCCCGAAGTTGTTTCGGGGAGGTTTTTTGTTATATTCAAAAATACTTATAGTAAGACATTTTAATTAGAGTATCATTATGGCACAAAGCACAAATTTAACAGTCGGGCAGGGTGAAACTTTTAAAATTTTGGTATCAATTTCTGACCAAACTGGTGCGGCTATTGATTTAGCGGATCAAAATTTTAGTGGATCGGTTAGAGAGACATATAGTTCAGAAGATGCATCTGCTAATTTTTCATTTGAAAAGATAACTCCAAATAGTTCTGGTTCTCTTTACATTAGTATGGCACCCGCTGTTACTGCTACATTAACTGCACAAGATTATGTGTATGATGTTTTGATGACCAGTGAATCGGTTACTCGTAGAATCATAGAAGGAAAATTTATTGTACGTCCATCTGTTACGAGGTAATTTAAATGGCATCATTACCAGATGGAATCACTCTTGACATACCAGATTTAAGAGTAAGTATAACACCACGGTCAGAGTATGTGGTAAAAATACAACCAGTAGATGAATATCATACTGTTGTATTGAGTACCCCTGTAACTACAAGAGCTACAAGTGTATTTGTTGATTCTGCACAATCTGCTAGCTATGCTACATATGCTGTTAGTGCTTCTTATTTTTCTCAAGGAACAGTTGAAACAGCTTCTTATGCTACAACCGCAGTAACTGCTTCTTATGTTACTGGTTCTACTAGCGTAATAAAAGAATTACATATACCAATTCCAACTGGTTCAATTGTTATTTCCGGGTCAGTAGAAAGTGGAATTTTTAGTGAAACAAAAATGTTATCTCCCGCTATACCAACCAGTTCTTTTTCTGGATGTAATGTTGATTATAGAGCATGGAGAAGTGGTAGTGTAAGACAGGGAATGATAATGGCATCTTGGTTGGGGTCGGGTAGTAATGAAATTGCATTTACAGATGTTTCTCATGCTTCAATAGGAGATACTACGGATATTGCTTTTGATTTTATTTTAAATCAAGGAAATGCTCATTTAAGAATGAATAGTTACGGAACTGGTTCAGAAAGTTGGACAATACAAACTTTCTTTAGGTTATTTCCAATTTATTGATAATACTTATATTATAGATTAATCTACCTCGGAGAAGGAAATGGCAAACGAATTTGTTGCTCGTAAAGGTATAGTATCCTTAAGTGACGCTAGAATTACTGGTAGTTTGACAGTAACCACAGCTATCAGTGCAAGTCAGATAACTGGTTCATTTAAGGGTGATGGTGCAGGTCTTACCGGAATTACAGCAGACGGTCTTGATTTAGATACTTTTGGTACCGATTTAACTGGCCAAACTATCGTTGGAACCGACAAATTAATCCTTTCTGATGGTGGAACCGAAGGTAGAATTAATGTAAGTCAACTTTCTACACCACTTGCTGGTACTGGATTAGAAGCAAATAGTGGAACGATTAGAATTGCTACAGCTGCCGCAGGAAATGGTTTAACTGGTGGTGGTGGTTCTGCACTATCATTGGATACTAATTCCGCAACATTTACAGATGGTGTAAAAACAAAACTTAATACAGAGAGTGTTGTTTCGTCTTCTGCACAGGTTGACCATGACCAAACAACAAACTTTGTAGGAAACGAACACATAGACCACACAACAGTAACATTAACCGCAGGAAATGGTTTAACTGGTGGTGGTGATATTACCACATCAAGAACATTCAATGTTGCTTCTGCAAATAACGGTATCGTTGTAAATGCCGATAATATTGAGTTAGACACAGCTTCTACAACATTTACTACTGGTGTAAAATCAAAACTTAATACAGACGGAGTTGTTTCGTCTTCTATACAGATTGACCATGACCAGACCACAAACTTTAGTGCAGACGAGCACTTTACGCAGGCAAATATTACTACTGTTGGTACAGTTACCGTTGGTAGTGTCACAGCAATCCTTCCGTCTGGAACAGTTTCAAGTTCCGCATTTAGTTCTCCATCACAAGGTACGGTCAGAGCAACAGTTAATGGTGTTCAAACCGATGTTGATACTGGACTACAGACAGGAGACAGTCCACAATTTACTAACCTAACATTAACTGGTAATGCAACCATTAATGGTGACCTTACAGTTCTTGGTGATGCTGTACAAATCCAAGTATCTGAGTTGTTTATTGAGGATAAATTAGTTGTAATTGCTAGTGGTTCTGCTAACTCCGCAGCTGCCGATGGTGCTGGTATCTATATTAGTGGTGCTGACGCCAGTATTATTTGGGACCACACAAATCAACAGTTTGATTTTAATTTCCCAGTTAGTG